CGATCTCCTCCATCCGCTGGGTGTGCTCGTTGTACAGACGGAACGCACGGGGCGCGTCCAGCCTGAATCCGTTGGTCTCCTGCGTCCGCGTCTCCGTAGCCACCGCGTGCTCCAACGCTATGCTCTCCGCGCTGAAGGGCTTCAGCTCTCGGACGAGTAGGTTGTATACATCCACGTTGGCGATGGTGTCTGCGATGCAGTACTCGATCATCTCCTCCGTCACTGGTCCGTCGAAGTCTGCCGTATCAAAGTCTTGCTTTTGGTTAATCCCCGCGAGTAGAGCGAGGCGCTTAAGGCTATGACCACCCTCGCGGCTAGGACTAGCAAGACGAGACATGACAAGCGTATCAATGATCCCAACCTGCTTAGGTAGAGTGAACGACCAGACGTCGGAAAGGACGGGGAGGTCGAATCCGATGATGTTATGTCCGACGACATGAGTCACACCATTCAGCATATTGCTTAGCGATTCCGGCGAAGGACACCACTCGCTTGCGATTACCTTGCCATGCCGGACTAACGTAATGCCCGCTCCATGTATCGTCTTGTGATCCAGTGTCGTTTCGATGTCGATCACTGCGTAGCTTTCTGGGTTGTAGTCTCCCATACTCCTGCTCCTGTTGGTTGTAAACGTAACGTCCCATCTTACTCATCGCCATCCTCCTCTCCAAGGAACTGCTCCCCGCTGAAGGCTCGGTCTAGCTCAGCCACCAGCATCTCACGGGAGTAGGATTCCATCTCGTCGCGGTCGATGTCCGCATACTCAGGGTCGAGGTGGTACGTCCCGCCCTTTGACTTAGACCAGCCCATGTGACAGGCGATGATAAGTTCGATCAGATCTTCATGGCTCATTAGAGAACCTCCTCGTAGTCGGCAGGCTCGTACTCACTGAGCCGTCCGGTGTCGTTGTCGTACAGTAGGTGGCCTGCTGGTCCGGTGATACCACTGAACCTGTTCTTCAGCACCCGTACTGCGGTGGTGTTGCGCTCGGTGGGGTCGTCCGACTGGCCGTTACGTTCGAGGCCGAGGACGAAGTCACTAAGCTGTGCGATGGCGGCTGACCCGCGCAGTTGAGACACGCTAGTTGCGGCTCCCTCCTCGTGGCCCTTACCTTCGGGGCGCTTGAGGTGAGACACTGCGAACAGCACGATTCCTGTGTCCTGCGTGAGGGTGCGTAGCTTTGTCATGATCTCATCCAATGCCTTGCGCTCGTCGCCATACTGGCCGCCCGATACGAGGATGGAGATGTGATCCAGCACGATGACCTTGCAGTCCAGTGCCTTAGCCATGAAGCGTACGCGTGCCACTACCTGATCCACGGTAGCGCCGGTGTCGAAGCTGGCGTCCATCACCATGATCTGGCCATCGCCAAACACACGGTCAAAGGACTCCTTGTATGCGTCGTCACCGCGTTTTACTGCGGAGGTAGGCAAGTGTACAGGGGTGTTGAGATCGACGCCTAGGAAGCCCTCAGCGGTACGCTCGACGCTCTCCTCCATGAACAAGCACCCGATCTTGTTGTCGGTGGTGTTCTTGATGTGCATCACGATCTCGCGTAGCACGGAGGACTTGCCCAGACCAGAGCCTGCTGTCACGGTGACCAGCTCGGTGGGTCTGAAGCCATGCGTGATGGCGTTCAGCTTGGCCCATGGGTAGGTGCCGAGTGCATCGGGACGCTCCCGTGACAGCCTCTCCCACAGCTCATCAGGTGACAGCACACCGTCAGGTACGTACTGACTGGCCTTGTAGTAAGCCTGCTGGAACTCCTTGTTCAGGCCTGCCTTGAGGTAGTCGCACGCATCCTTACCTAGCGTGGGGTCCAGCTTCATGATGCGGATCTTGCCGGCGAATACCTCGGCCGCTTTCTCCACTGCATCCTGCCCCGCCTGATCGGCGTCGAAGGCGAGGATGATCTCGGTGAAGCCATCAAGGAATTGGTACGCCGACTTGAAGTCACGACCAGCACCGGCCGCGCCGCCCTTGAGCGAGACGACAGGGACCCGACCGTCGAACATCTGGCTAGCCGCTACTGCGTCCAGCTCACCCTCGGTGACGATGATCTTCTGGTTGTCGCTGTTGCCGTACTTCTGCTGACCGAACAGGCCAGCGTTCTTGACCGACCCGATGACGCGGAAGGTCTTGTTAGGCCCGCGTATCTTAAAGGCGACCGGCTCCGTCCGACCGTCCTCGAAGTAGGGGTATGCTTGGTTGGGGCCATCAAGCGTGACGCCAAAGGCCTTGACTGACGCGCCTGTAAGACAGCGCTCGGGGAGAGAGCCACCCTTGCGGGCGCTCCACAGGGCTGTCAAACGCGACAGCTCCGTGTCGGAGGTGAGCGACACCGTCTGCTTTGCGGCAGTGGATGGCTCGTCTCCCTGCTTGTGAGTCTCGCAAGAGAAGCAGTAGGTGTGGCCGTCATCATACAATGCGTTAGCATCGCTCGACCCACACTCGTCACAGCTACCCTTGGAGACCAGTATTGATTCGGTTTCCATCTTAAGATTCTCCTATGTATAAGCGTAAGCAAGACGCTGAAGTAGTAACAACCTCAACGCCTTGCTTTCGTTTGCCTATGCTTACATAACATTCCGATAACGGGACCGGTTAGGGGGGACCTTCCGTATTAACCCCACCGCTCAAGCGTCTTGAGGTAGATACCACATGCCTCCTCAGCCTGTCGCTTGGTCGCATACTCGCCGACAGTAATAGTCTCCCCTGTCAGCTCGATACGTGCGTCATGCTGGCCGTCATCCCGCAAGGTCACAAAGCCAGAAGCGTTGCGGTACTTGGTCGCAACACCGTCGCGCACCATCAGCGAGCCGGGGTCTTGTCCGTACATTACAGCGAAGGCAACGCGTGAGGTGTAGTACTTAACACCATCAATCTTAACACGCTCCCCTGTCACGGGTCGGTTGAGGCGCTTGCGGATCAGCACCCCGTCGATGGCCTCGAACTGTGCTTGCAGGCTCTCGATACTAGGCAGTGGCTTAGCGTTGCTGTCGCTTGGCGTGCGGGCTAGCCCTTCCTCTAGCTTCTCGCTTGCCTTACCTACTGCGTCCCACTCCTCCATCCCACGCCAGCGTAGGCGGGTGGCCTGTGCCTCGGCGTGCTTCTGGTAGCGTGCGCCTCTGATCCGCATGGCGTAGGCTAGGCCTGCGGCTCCGGTGGGGTCGGCGCGGTGCTCGGGGTTACGCTGTGCGATAGACAGGAGTGGCTCGGCGTAGCCCTGCTTGAGTACATGGAAGCGACCATGTGCCTCGTACTTACTCACGTCGAGATCGTCGCCTGTCCACTCCAGATCACCAGCCTCCAGCGTGTCGTCGGTCTGTTCAAAGTAGGTACGTCCCTCCTTGATGCGCCCCCGCTCGTCCTCTAGCTCACACGGTAAGTCTGTGCTGTTGGTGAGAATCCACGACCTCATCTCGTCCAGTTGCTCACGCACGTAGTTGCTAGCCTGTGGCCAGTACTGAGCCCTGTTAGGCGCTCGCTTGTACGGGTCGCGTAGGTTGGCTTGTATAGCCTTACGCTTCACGTGGTCGGTGGGTGTAGCTGACAGCGTACCGGCCAGCCGCTTCAGTGATTCGAAGGACGTCCGCGGGTGGTTGAAGTTGTCCCGCTTAAGGTCAGCGGCCCCCTCGGTGGTGCGTTCGTAGTCGTCGTCTATCATTTGTATATCCCTGATAGTAGTTTAGTTACATCCCATGCTGTGACCTCACGATCGAACGCCTGCAATGACATCAGCAATTCGTTGAAGTCGATGCGCTCCTCGCGGTAGTCGATGACAGCCTGCCATATCTCGGCGCGTGCGGCCTGTCCCCGTGCTATCTCGCCGTGCAAGTCAGTCGGCTCGCGTAGGTTCACCAGCTCGTTGGTTTCCCATAGATCAGCGCGGGCCATGTCGACGCCCTCGCATAGGGTTTGCTTCAGTTTCTCGATACTCATTAGCTTCTCTCCACGCACCGCTTGAGTGCTTCAATAGTTTCGGGGTCGAGCGGATCAGGCTCGCGGGTTTTGAGTTGGAGCTGGACGTCTTGAACTCGGACGCCCTTGTAGCCCTTGCTGATTAGCCGCTCTCGGTCGAGCACAGCGTCAGCCTTGCTGGCGTAGGCGGCTCGTAGCTTGCCGCCGTTGTACAGTACATACACCTCGCCCATTATCTCTCCTCCTTCATCTTGTTCATGACGTCACGTATGCCACGCAACTCGGTGACACGCTCGCCAAGGTCATCGATCATGCCCTCCAGCGTGACCAGTGCGGCACCTCCGACCCAGTCTGTGGACTGCCCCAGCTCGCTCGCGGCTTGGCATAGCGCATCAAGTGCGCGATCCAAGTGCTTGATATCATTACGTAATTGATCATTGCTCATGGGTGTAAGTCTCCTCTGCCATGATGTATTCCTCCAGCTTCTCGACCATCCAACGTGACTCCTTGAAGCCACGGAGTGACGCGTAGATCACGCGCCCGCCGGTGCTGTCGGTCAGCTCTAGGCCATAGTCATATAGCACGATGCTCTCGTCGGTGTCGAACGTGTACTCTACGTATACGTCCATCCCGTCGAGGATGTCGTCTTGGATCAGTAGTTTACTCATCTTGCATTCTCCAGCATTTTGTAAAGTAGGAACGCGGCGTACGCGCTCCCGAACATTAGTAACAGATTGTATTCAACGTCGCTCATTGTCTAAGAACTCCTCCACAGTTAGGTCTGATTTGCTCGCGCGCTCCCACATGGCCTGCAGTTGACGTAGGCTCATGTCGTACTGCTCATGGTGCAAACAGTCGAGGATGTACGCACAGTACCGCTCCTGCGTCATTGCTGACCGCACCAAGCGCTCCGTATTAGGAATCCATTCATTGTTCTTAATCATTGTAACGATACTCCACGATTACGACATGCTCGCTCTCGTACACGTCGACGCAGTAGGGCGATGCCTTGACAGCGTCAGCGTACACGGGCGGCATGTCCGTGCGGGTGAAATGGATGGTCTCGACGCAACCCGTGGGCATGTCGTCAGGGCCGTAGTTAAACTTCAGTTGACTCGTACTTAGCCTAGCCATTTAGTACCTCCAATACGTGATCGATTCCGTCCAGCTTACCACACTGGCGCGAGATCTGGCCCTTAACAACAGCGGCTAGATCGTGTTTGCTATCCTCGACCAGCCGCTCGTATCTATCGCGGTAGTTGTCAAGGGTGCACTTCTCTTGAGCGCGTAGCTCGCGAACTGATTGGTATTTCATTCGTTGGTCTCTCCGTTCCATTTCATGGGTGAGCCGTTCGCGGCCCATTCGTCTGCTTTTGCATTGTAGTATAGCTGATATGCCAGCACGGTGTCATCCCGCTTGCACTCGTCGTACATGCACTGCGGCGGGTCAACGAAACCGTAGTCAGGCGCGCCGAACAGTGGGTCGAGGTTGACGGGCAGTGACTCAAGCGCCTTGCCGTGCTCACGTATGGTCTTGTGTACCTTGCCGTACCGCCGCGTGTACTCGCGCCCCAGCTCCATCATGTGCTGGTGTGCCCAGCGGTAGTGGCGTGCTGAGGACCGGACCCAGACGGTGCTGGGGTGGTTCTTGTGTGTGGCCTTGTATGCCACTTGGATGCCGTCAAGCTCAAGGTGCGCGGTGCTGAGCATTTGCGCAGTCTCAAGGATCATCTTGATGACGTGTTTATCACACTGCAAGCGTGCCGCCTCGTAGGCGTCACGGTGTAGGTAGAATAGGTTCATCGGTATACTCCGTTGGTTACCCTGACGCCCGCGTGGGGCGTTTCGGCCTGTACCAATAGGCCATCATCAGAGGGTTTTCATGCCTCGGTCTCCTCAATAGCATCCAGCTCCTCGACCCACTCGGCCATCTGGGCTTCTACCAATAGGAGCAAGCACTCGTGGACGATGACGAAGAGACGCCGGTCAATGTCAGTATCAGTGGGCATGTAATCGAAAGTGTTTTGCTCAGCTTCAAACCACGCGTCATAGTACTCAAAACGCATACCGGCGGCGGCCGCCCACACGTCACCGTGGTAGATGAAATACTCGTGGCATGACTCCGCGATGGCGTCCTGTACGTCTGTGGTGTCATCGTAGTTGGTGTCCACCCCCTCGCAGATGCTACGGACGATGTTGCGGATCTCTCCGAATGTAAGTGCTTTCATTGTTTAGCCTCCTCGGCTGGTTAATCGATTGGTTATCCTAGACCCCCGCAGGGGTTTCGGCCGGTTACCATCCGGCACTCATTCAGTAGGAGCTTACCCAGTAGACTTGATAATGGGCTGACACATACGAGCCGTCTCGCTCGTACATCTCCACCCACTTTACATCAGGGACCAGCCCGTCTGCAACCTTGCTGTGGTTGTTCTCTTTCAGTACTTCCATCACGCGGGCATCGATCACAGGCAACAGCGACAGCTCGCCAAGCCTCTCGGCGTTGACGCGGTATATAGCTAGTGCGTCTGTGTCGGTGAATCGGTTAATGCGTTCGATGTGTTTGGTTAAGTCTGTCATTGTCTTACTCTCCGTCTGTTAGTTTAAAGGATGTGATGATCTTGCGCCGTCCGGCCGTGTCTGCAGTCCAGTCGTGCATGACACCATCGACGATGGCGACCGCGTGCCGGTTGACTTGGACATAATACGTGCCCGTCGGATGCTCTTTGCAGAATCGCGACAGCGTCATAGCGCGGCCGTCTCCGCGTAGGTGGTAGTCGCCCTCGAAGAAGCGCTTGCCGACTGACTTGGCGGCCCCCTCGATGGCCGGACGCCATGCCATGATGTACATGCCGCGGCGGTGGAATCGGTTGCCATGCTTCGACATCCAGCGGTGCGCTTTACCGTATGACCAGTCAAGCGTCATGGCTAGCGCGGCGACGGTACAAAAGTTGGTGTCTTTGTAGTTGACCACCGCGGTATTCGCTAAGTCTTTAAAGTTCTGTCTCATTGCTGAAACTCCTGTGGTTTGCATAATTGGACACACTCGCTTGAATGCATCCAAGTATGCAACCCCGTACCCTTTCCGGCGTTGGCGTGGCGTTGTGGGTGAGTGTGCGGTGCGCTGGAGGTCATGGGATTGTCTGCCCCATGTCCTGCCCTGCGCGTTGCGTTGCGGTGAGGATTGTCTGCCCCCGTTCGCTCTCGGTCACATTGCCACACCTACCGTACTCGGTTGGCGTTGCATCACCTAGTATGATTCCAGCATCGGTAAGAGGGGGTTGCCCTTCCGCACTCATTCGGCATCTCGCCGGTGGCGTCCTACAGTCAAGCGCCATGGCACTGTGTAGACTGTCGCGTTCATCGCTATAGTGTGTTTGTACGCTGGGTCACCTGACTCACCACCCGAAGCCTCACGCGCCGACCATGGTCAACCGTGGGCTGGACTGCCGAGGCCGACTGTATCGACCCGAAGTGGCTTTAACGCTCCAGCGTGCCGGGGTATTTATGCTATAGCGCCCCGTGGCCTGCGCTGTAATCAATCTGTGATGACTTGATGACGCCTATAGTGCCTGAGCTATTCCCTACCGTCAAACATTATTTAGTGTGAATATTACCAACCTACAGCTGAGTGGCGGGATAAGGAGCGGGCGCGCGCGTAAGTACCACGACCCATATAGCTACGTCAATGCCAACTAATACCATGCTCAAGCGCGAGCGTGGGTGGGTCGTGGGTGGGTCGTAGGCGTGGGTCAGGAGTGGGTCGTAGGTGGAGCGCAGGCGCCTGCCGCCACCGTCTTCCTCTGCCCTGCATTTGAAGCCCCATCGATGTAACCTCTGCTACTCATTCGCCTGATGAATGCCCACATCACGCCCGTGAATGGCGGACGGACGCACATGCGAACGAGAATCAGTCGCATCTGGGGGCGGCGGGGGCCTGTCGCGGCCGACGTTCGCGGGGGGTGGCGCCTCCGCTTGCAAAAGGGAGGATTTGGGTGCATAATGCGACACATTTGGTAGCTTTTTGCAACAACATCACCCCTCTTAAGGGCATATGTAACGCTAGTTATATCAATAACTTAGCATATGTCTAATCTGGTGGACAGAATTGCCGTAAGGTAGGCGACAGTCTCGACCAAAGAAGGGCTGGTTTAGCAAAAGGTCCCCCCTAACCGGTCCGGATCTCGGAATATAGTGTAAGCATATGTTTTCAAATGCATGCCAAGGTGGAATCTTAAGCCAAGCGTAGAGGTTGTTGTTACTACTACTACGTTTGGCTTAAGGTTATGCTTAAGTTTAGGCTTAAGATAGGCATAAGCCAATCCTACAATGAAGGAACAGGGTCGCTAGACCGGGTTATGGTCTCCAATATAGGGAGGTCGTTAAGGATGGCACCCCCCTTCTACCCAATCAGTCGGAGAAGACGATGTCAGAGAACAAAGGGGGACGCCCTAGTAAACAAGCACTGGCCTCCACAGGTCAGATGACAAAGAGGGAGCAGGCAGGGGCGCTGAAGGAGTTCAGACAACGCCTACTCCTCAACCCCAGATCCCCAAAGCTGGTCGAGAAGATGTTCGACATGGCCTTTGACGACGAGCACAAGTCCCAAGCCGTAGCATTAAAGCTATTGGCTGATCGCTTGATGCCAGTCGCAGGATTCACAGCGGATGGGAAAGCCAAT